TAAGATCTACAGGACCTGCTGGACTTGGATTTGCACCATTTGTATCATATTCAAATGTTTGATCTTCTATAGTTAGATTTACTGCTCTTGCATCGGTACCGTCTGACCCGTCTTGTCCAACAATACCTGCGGTTATTGCATAAACAATACTGAAGGAGTAGTTTGTGCTACCGTCTGTAACTACTGTTGCTAAAATAGTATCTTTATTAATGTTTGGCTTAAATGACTGTTTATAAATATCATCAGAACTGTAGGCTCTAGGTACTATTCCATCTAAGAACATTAAAGTATCACTTTCTATTGCTTGTACGCGAGCATAAAAAGCTTCTGCTGCTGTTCCATTATCTAACTTTACTAAATCACCAGATGCAAAATCACTTGTAAAAGTTGTACTACTTCCATCTAGTTGGTTAGAAAATTGTGAAATAGAAATTGTACCAGTTGCCTGAGTTACTCCATTATTGCTTGCTCCTACTTCTTTCCAATACTCTATCGCAGGAGTAACATTTGAATCTGTATGTACTTGTATTGCTTTCAAATAATCAGAACTTGCATTAGCATCAAAAAGTAAATAAGCGGTTGCACTTGCTCCCATTCCTGAAAAGCTCTGCTGATAATTTCCTGTTCCTGTACTACTTAAAGTAAACTCTCTTCCATTAGCCGCAATAAAAGTATAAGTTGCTGAACCAACCTGTGCTAATCCTGAGCTAGTATCTATTGCTAAAGATTGATTAAATTGTCCTCCAGTTGGAATTTCAAGTTTTCTTGTAGAAGGTGTTGTAGGTACTTCATCAGAGCTTATTGTTACTTTTCGTACTACCCAAGGTGATTTTGTTCCTATACTAGAAATGGTTCTTATATGTATTTGATATGTTCCAAAAGGAATATTTCGGAAAACTTTTTGTAGCCTATTACCTTTTACAGTTATAGTTTCAAATTCATCCCCTTCAAAAGTATGTTTTATTTCATAAGAAGAAACATACTTATATTTTGTATTATCATCATTTAATGGATGTGACCATGACACACGAACACTAAAATCTTTTGGTACAGAATCATCTGGCTGTCCGTCGGGGCTTTCTGAACTTTCGGCTTCTATTTTGGCAACTACGGTTCTTGGCGATGGTACTGCTTCATCATTATCTGGAATTGGTTCTGTTGGTTTACTATAAATTGTAAAGCCTCGCTCTACTGCATCAAATTTTGCTCTTGCAAATTCAGAAGCTACAATTTGAAATTTTTGATCTTTATCCTCTTTTATAGAAACAATTTTATACTCTTTTGCAGTTCCCAAGCGAGGAGTACCATCAGTATTTATAAGTTGGATTGCCCAAATTGTTTCTGAAGTCGGAGTGGAACTAAAGGCAGAAGATACAGTAAGAGATGAAACACTACCAGCTGTTGTTGTTATAGATTTTTTCTCTACTCTTACGTTTTCTGACCAATAGTTTAGTACACTATTACCGTTGTCGTCTTTAAGATTTGCTGCTTCTTCTTGGGTATCTAGTACAGCACCTGCATCGGTTTCTAATAGTAAATCCCCTTGAAAATAAGTTGTTCCATTTATTGTTGCTGTTTCTTGCTGTAGATAACAGCCTCCTTCTGGATAAATAAGTAATAATTGATGTGGGTAGTCGGAACTGTAAGCAGGTAACGTAATTGTTCTATCTAAAGGTACTACAGTTGTGCTTTTTGTTCCTGTGTTTGATATTCTTCCTGAGTAACTTAGCCCGTCTTTATCTGCGTCTTGAACAGCAATTATATCACCAGGTCTTAGCCCTGCTACATTTAATCCAGTCGTAAAAGTTACTGTTTCTTTTTCTAATTGAGCAGAAAGAAGTTTCCATTTACCATAACGATGCGCTTGGGCTCGTGAAGTACATCCAAAAGCTATAGAGGCCTCTCGTACAATTCTATTTGTTTTTGCAATATTTTGGTGATCTTCTACATACTCTACAGCTTGACGATAGTTATCGTTTGGGTCATTCCAAGTTACTTTTACTTGATTTGTTCTTACCCTATCTCCTGTTCCTTCGTAAGTAAATACACCATTTTCTACATTACCTTTAGAAAAAGTATATACTGGTTCTTTTGGTCTGTCTGCTATTGCAACAATTTCACCATCCATCCAGAGTACCATCCCCCTGAACACACTCGCAATATCTCTTAAAACTTTTGTTGCTTCTGCAGTTTTAGATAAATATAAATTACAAGTAAATCTTGGCTCTTCTCCCCCTTCTCCATTAGGAACTAATTCATCACAATATTTTGCAATTTCAAAAAGACTATATTTATCTATTAAATTTTTATCTACAAACTGACCTAACCCATAACGATTATTTGTAAGAATGTCATAAAATACCCATGCTGGATTATTACAGTATACTGGCTCTCTATTTGGATGTCCTTCTGCCCATGAAGTTTTATCTCCTCTAAAAGACCCATCCCATGTTTGATACGTGGCTTCTTCACTAACTGCATAGCTAGGTGAGCCACCACTTACTGCTCTTGTATATTTTGCTTTACCATCTGAACTCTCATCTCTTGTTAAATAGTTAGTAGGAACTTGAATTAACTTTCCTTTTAATTTATAGGCTCTACTTGGAAGTCCGCCGCTAAAGTCTTTTGCATTAAATACATTAGAAGCGTATGCTGCATAAGGATAGCTTAATCTATCTTTTACTACATTTTCTACTGTTTTTAAGTAACTTGCATTTTTATGTTGAAAGGATCCATCTTTAAAATCTTCATCAGTAAGTCTTCTTATACGAACTCTATAATTAGAAAAAGGTTGAAACTCTTCAACATTCATTACAAACTCTTCTATAAATTCTGAGTATTGTCCTTTTGAGGGCTTTATATATCCATTTGTTGGTGATCCAGAACCATCTATTCCATAAGTTACTTTATTACCCCAGTCGGGGCTTCTTGATAATATTGTTGAGTTACCTGGTCCAAAAGCAAGTGCTGAAGTATAATTTGAGCCATCTACTGTATATTCAAAAAAGATTTGGAACTCAACAAAAGAAGGACCTTTTGCTCCAGATGATTTAAAAGCATGCATTTCTGGAAAACTAAAAGTTAAATGTATTTCGTCTATTTCACTTGGATTTGATACTCCCATAGCAGAAGCTGTTAATACTGTATCAGAAGCACTTCCCTGGTTTACGTTTCCAGGTTCATCAATATTTGTTGCATTATAAGAAGTTCCTAAGCTAGATAGTCCTGATACATTTGCTAAATCTGCTTGTCGTATTTGAATATTTGCGTCGTAAACTGTACTAGACGACCCTGTAAAACCATAGGCGATCAGAGGTGGCTGAATCATTTCTCCTTTTGTTATTCCAAATTGAACATTTGAAAAATTAGCAAGTTCTTCACTTTCTGGTAACTTGGGGGCACTTACTAAACATACTGCGTTTGTTGTTGTTGTAACTGGAGCAGTTGTTAAAGTTGCCGTATTACCTGAGATGCTACTAATTTTAGAAAAGTGATCAACAGCTATATCTTTTGCACTTACAGTTGTTAATGCACGAGTTGTAACAACTGCCTCTGTTGCGCTGTTAATTTTTTCTAGTCTTGTTACTAAAGTTTGACCCCCTGCGGCTGCTCCTTTTATACGAATGTAGACAGGAAGAGGGCTTCCTTGGGCGTCTACCATTGCTTGTGTAAAATAGTTAGAAGAAGTTGTAACTACACGAGAGCCTGCCGTCATACTCGCTAGTCCTGTTCCTTTTGTTCCTGCTCCGGCAATTACGCAGGACCTTTCTCCTATGCTTAATCCTGTTTTATTATTATAAGTTAATTGTCTAATTACTCCAAATTCTGTACTTACAACTTCAGCATCCGCTGCAGTAGTATTTACGTTGAATTTTCTTGATTTTATTATATTTAGATTTCCTGATTCAACGAGAGGAACATCATTATAATAAACTGAAGATTTTCCATTTACTAAGCCTTCTATTGGTCCTTCTGTTAATAAATCATAAACAATAGCAGTTTGCTCTTTGTCAGGACTTGTTAAACCTGTTTTTACAGCAAAAGGAGTATTAATGTATTTATTTGAATTATCTGCCACTTTATACTCCTACTGTGTCATCTGGGGCAGGTATTTCTACTAATTCATCCCATATTGCTGAATTTAAATTATATGCCCATCTATATACACTGGTTCCTGTTCCAAGCCACCCTAAACTAGGATTAAATGATATTCCACCATTTCTTTGGTTTCCATAATTAGCATACCTTCCTGCAGGAGTTCCTGCTGTTCCAGTATATGTATAACCTCTAGAATAGTTACTTCTAACTCCTGGTGTATAACCTTGATAAATTGGTGAGCCTCCAATAGTAAGTTCTCCATAAAGAAGAGGTACAGGTTGTCCTTGTTCTATATGATTCTCTGCTCCATTGAATAAGTAAGAAGGATCATCTGTTGTCTTATCTGGATCTGGTGCTGACATTTCTGCGAGACCCATAAGTGCTAAATTTGTTCCGAGCATCATAACTGCCATACCTGATAGATTTAAAGTGGCTCCTGATGCAATAGCTGCATACATAGAAGTTCCAGTTACTGTTCCTGATACTGCTGCATAACTTCCTACCTGCAAGCCTGTAGCAGCAGCTTGTCCTGCACCTACAATATTACCTCCAGTTGTAAATGTAGCTCCAAAACCAGGCATAAAAAACATTGCTGCTAATAGTAGTAATCCTGTAATTAATTTTCCTAGTCCTTTACCAGAACCTGCAGGCACTGGAGTTATAATTACCGTGTCTTTTGCAACATTCATATACAATTCAGGAAATTCTTCAATTAAATTATTTCCTGTTTCTATTGAAAACTGCACATTTTTCATATGACATTCTGCTAAATAATCTTTAAATCCTTCAGTTTGACAGTCAATAAGTTTCAATATATCACGAATAGAATTATCAACACAATTCCAGTCAGAGCCAAATTTTTCTCCTAATTCTCCCATTAATCTAACGTGGGTCATAAATACATTCTCCTTTGTCTGGGTATGATACTATTAAGTATGGTACACCAAG